CGTAGTCAGCAGGTATGATTGTAGATTTTACGATGTCAATTCCAAAGAGCGTGTGTCCTGGACGAAGATTAATCGAACCAATATACTCCTGTTTCTTCTGTTGCTCTACGTTAATTACCTCCGCGAGTCTGTTTGTTTCTAATTCTGGATTTAAGTCTTTCATGTTTTTAAGTTTAAAAATCTTGGAAATTCCGCCATTAAAACAGCGGATAACAGTCGATAAGTCGGACTAAAGCCACGACCTATCTTTGTGTTATAAGCCATTTTAGGACACCACCTTATCGACAATTCCTGTACCTGAACAAACATCGCATTCCCAACCTTCCGCACCTTGTTCACCCATATCAATATATCCGCCACCGCATCCATCGCATTGTTGGCAAATTTCAACATTTGAAGCAGATGCTAAAAGATTAAAGTATCGTTTAAATCTCTTTGCTTCATCAAGTTCGGTTTTTAGCTCTTTGTTTTTATCTTCTAATTTTTGGAATCTTTCTTTAGTGCTATAATAGCTGCTTGCGTCCCATTCAAGTTTGGTTATGGCTTCTTTAAATTTGCCAACAATTTCCTTTGCTTCTTTATATTCCATTACTTTAGATTTGTGAAGAAAAACGGCTTATAACTGCACATTGCCAAAAGTGGCGGGTTGGTGCTAATATCAACTGTTGTGCTTCGGTTTAACATTTGTTTTTATATCAAGTTTAGTGCTTCGTATTCGCCACCTTCGGCAATCTGCATAACGTTAGGCGATATGGCAGGAAACCCCACCATACCGACAAACTTTTGACTAAATACTTTCAATTTCATTTTTAGCCCATTTTTTAAACGCTTCAAACTTTTCTTTTATCAATGCTTTTTTCTCATTTTCAACATTAATTTCAGCAATTGAAAACCCATCAACCCAAATAGACAATTGTTTTTTTATTGGTGCTTTTGCGTTTTTTTCTGCTTCGGCTTTTGCTTTTAATTCGGCTTGTTTGCGGTCATTTTCTGCTTTAATTTCAGCGGCTTTTTTAGCTTGTAATTCAGCTTCAATTTTTGCTTTTGCTTCTTGCTCTGCTTTTAATTTTGCTTTATTTTCAGCTTCAATTCTATCTGCTTCGGCTTTTGCTTTTGCTCTTTCTTCTGCTAATTTTTGTTCATTAGCTTTTCGCTCCGCTTCAATTTCCTTTTCTCTTTTCTCTGCTTCGGCTTTTAGTCTTTCATTTTCTAATCTTTGTTGTTCCCTTGCTTCTGCATCAGCCTTTTCTTTTGCAATTCTTTCTTCCTCTGCTTTGCGTTCTGCTTCAATTTTTGCTTCATAAGTAGATTTCAATCCATTTAAAAAACTATCAAAACTTTCATCACTCATAGCTTCAAATTCAATTCTATTAATTTCAGCATACTTTGATACTTCATTAATTCTTTTTTGAGTTCTTAACTCTTTTTGTTCTGCTTCAAATCTTTTTACAAAATTTGCTTTCCATTCTGCTTTTTCTTCGATTGCTTTAAATTTGATTTGCATTACTTGTTTTGCTTTTAGCCATAATTTGTCTTCTAAATCAAATTCGGCTTTTAAGTTTTGCACTTCTTCACGTTTTGCATCAAAGATTTTCTCCGCACTTAGTCTAGCTTGTTTTGAGTTTTTACGAGCAACTTCGGCAAGTTCAATACTCATTTTGTCGTTAATGTCTTTTACTTCAATTGTATCAACTTGTTTTTCCCAGTCGTCTGTACCTGTAAAAATTTGTTGTAAAACAGTTTGAACTTCTGCTTGTTTGTTCGCTGATACCTTTACAGCTAATTCGTTTACCTCTGTTGGTAATGTGATAATTTGTACTTCCATTTTTTTTTATATATTTAATTGTTAATAATTTAAAATCCTAATCCGAAAAGCCACATCGCCTAACATCGGTTTTGTGCAAGTGGGGCTGAATTGCTAAATTCAACAGCAGTAATACTAATCGGCTTTTGTGCTAAATTGAAACTTTCGTGTTCCAAATCCCAACCTGCACAAAGCCGAGAAACGTTATAAGCAACTTTACTGAACGATGTACGAACGGCTTTTTTTATCATAAGAAACATTCTCATTCGATATTATTTTAACATTGCTAATTAGAATTTTACAAGGTTCATCTAAATACCAAATATGTTCAGGGTCGCTTTCGTGTATTATACCAGCTTCACAATATTGTGGTTTAATTCCTTTTGGTTGAAAATATATTGTTTCCATAAATACGTCATCATTTGTGCCTTTGTAATAGACAGTTAATATTACTTTTCGTGTATTATATCAACTTCACAATATCGCGGGTTAATTCTTTTTGGTTGAAAATATATTGTTTTTATAAATAATTCGTCATTTGTGCCTTTGCAATAGATAGTTAATCTTACTTTTTCGTGTATTATATCAGCTTTATAATATTGTGGTTTAATTCCTTTTGGTTGAAAATATATTGTTTCCATAAATACGTCGTCATTTGTGCCTTTGCTATAGACAGTTAATCTTACTTTTTTGTGTATTATATCAGCTTTACAATCTTTTGACATATTATTTTAATTTTAGTTATTGTTATCAATCAATTATTTGCGATTTATCAAAAATTGCTAAAGGTTCTAATTTTGGGTACTTTATTTTAAATAACAAAATAGCATCAATCATTTTTTTTGCTTCAAAATTCTCCCCAGTCGTTAACTGAGGTACTTTTTGTATTTCCCAAATTATGTGAAATGTTTTTTTCATAATTGTTTTTTTTAATTGTTTACAATTAGGATTATAATAATCCTAATTGTTTTCTAAATACTTCTATAACTAACATTTTAGCGTCTTTCTCAGATAAACCAAATCTCATTGCTTTGTTTACCTTAGACATATAAAATTCTTTTAATTCTTGTTCTGTCATTCCGATAATTTCTGCTAATCTTTTCATAATTCCTTTTTTAATTGTTTCAACAAATATAGTAATATTATTTAATTAAATACAAATAAAAATTAAAAATAAATGCAATTTATAATCATTCTAAATAAGAAAGCCGTATAAATAATATATATATACGGCTTTCAACCTAAAAACAATTAAAAAAAAATTCTATGGATAGAATCGAAACAAATATATATTTTTTCTAATCAATAAAGCATATAAATAGTAAAATACAAAGATATTTATTGAATCCGTGACGTAAAAACACGTTACGTCATATTACGTCATGCGTTACGTCATGCGTTAACACGCTGTAAATTAGTACTTTATGCGTTTTCGTGACGTAATTCCACGTTTATACCTACTCATACTATATAAAAAAGTGTATGCACACTCTCCCGAGCCAAAAAGTAGGCGAGAGAATTTTTTTAAAAAAAAAGTTTTGAAAAATGACAAAAAACGTGGAATTACGTCACGGAGGTAGTTAACCTGCTTAAAACCAGCCAGTTAAGGCGTGACGTAAAACATGACGTAACATGACGTAACGTGTTTTTACGTCACGGAATTGAAAAAATTTGTTAAAATGTATTGTATTTGATTAATGTTTATATATTTGCAATGTAATAACGACCATAATCGAAAATATTTATATAGATTTTAAAACGTTGTTGAGTGAAAAATTCTTTGCCTCTTGGTCGTGGCTAGCTCAACAATGTTTTTAATAAATAGCGACCCATGAGTAAAGTATCTAAGTTTAAAAAATTAACAGATGTAACCCCCGAAAGGTATTCTTCAGGTGTTGAGCAAGTTCTGCAATCTATAAAAAATGGATTGTTTAAAAATGAAATTGAAGCTATTAGATTAACACAATCTAAAATTGAAAAGGATGAACTTAAGAAAAAATTAACGTCAACAACCTTTGGGGGTACTTTTGAAAAACGTTCAAAGAATGGATTAATAAAAGCGTCTGGTTTCATGATTATAGACTTTGATAAGTTGATTGAACCATCAATTTTTAGAGATGATTTACAATTAAATGATACTATTTACTCTGCTTGGATTTCGCCAACTGGCACAGGTGTTAAGGCTCTTGTTAAAATACCAATAGTAAACTCAAATGACCAATATGCAAGCTATTACAATGCTTTCGTTAATGCTTTGAATTGTGATGAGGTAGATAAAAGTGGTAAGGATATTTCAAGACTTTGCTTTGATAGTTACGACCCTAATTTATGGATAAATGATAATTCTAAAATATGGACTGATTTCGATGTTTTCGAACTTGAAAAGCCTATAATTAATCATGAAATAGTAACTGTACCATGCACCGATTCTGATGAAATTGTGCGTAGATTATTAAAGTGGTTTGAAAAGAAATACAACCCCTCTGAGAGGAATAATTCTATAAATACATTAGCGTTCACTTTCAATTTATTTGGCGTTGATATTACAATTTGTAAAAATATTTGTCTTAGATACGAGCAAAAGGATTTTCGAGCAAATGAAATAATAAAAACAGTTGAATCCGCTTATTCAAAAAAAGAGCTTTTTAATACTGAAAAATTTGAAGACAAAAAGAAACGTGATTTCATTACATCCTTTTCAAGAGGTAAAGATATAAACGAGGTAAAAAAAAAATTTAAGGAAGTAGCTCCAGAAGTTATTGAAGAGCTTTGTAATAATTCAAAAGATATACATTTTTGGGAAGAAAAGGAAAACGGAACAATTAGAATAGTACACAATTATTATAGAGATTACTTACATCATTTGGGTTTTAATAAAATACTTTTTTCAAACGCTACAAAAGTAGTTTCATTCATTCGTAAAGAGGGAAAATTCGTAAAGGAATACCAACCCGAAGAGGTTAAAGATTTTGTACTTTCAGACATTGAAAATAGGGGGGAAATGGATGTGTGGAATATATTAGCAGGAAACACTAAGTATTTTTCTGATGGGTATTTATCTATGCTCGAATCTAAAATAGTTGACGTAGAAAAGGATGGACAGGATTATGCTTTATTTTATTTTCAAAATACCGTTGTTAAGGTTACTGTAGATAATGTAGAATTGATTGATTATAATGAATTGCCTAAATCAGTTTGGGAGACACAAGTATTAAAGCGTGACTTTAAAAAAACAGACCACCATAATTCAGATTTCAGAACTTTTATTTGGAATGCGTGCGGAAAGAATGTAGACAATTACAACGCCTTTAAGTCTATTATAGGGCGTATGCTACACACTTATAAAACAACCGTAGAGAATAGAGCTATAATAGCAAACGATGACGATATGAGTGAAACCCCCAACGGTGGAAGCGGAAAGTCTCTGTTATGGGTTGCAATTGGTAAATTTAGGAAAGTGTCGGATATAGACGGCAAAAACTTTGATTTTTCAAAGTCATTCAATTACCAAACAGTTCCAATAGATACGCAAGTTTTGGTTTATGATGATATAGCTAAAAACTTTGATTTTGAAAAGCTGTTTTCGGTTATTACAGGAGGTCTGACAGTTGAATATAAATCACAGAATGCCATTAAATTAGATGTAACTGAGTCGCCTCAAATATACATTACAACTAATTATGCTTTAAAAGGTCTTGGCGGTTCTCATGATAGGCGAAAGCATGAGGTTGAATTTAGTTCACATTATAACGCTAATTTTTCACCTGAAGATGAATTTAATAAAAGATTCTTCGACCAGTGGAATGATGATGAATGGTCTGCATTTGACAATTATATGATTAATTGCTTACAATACTTTTTAGAAAATGGATTAGTAAAGCAGTCATTAACGTCAATAAAAGATAAGAAATTTAGAACAGAAACATCGAATGATTGGTTTAATTTCTGCAAAGAACAAAGGCTAACTATAAACAAAAGATATTATAATACATCTTTAAAAGAAGCGTTTTTAGAAGAAAATGACCATTATAAAGATTTTACTAATAAAACTTATCAGAAATGGATGCAAGCATTTGCATTATGGAAGCATTGGAACTTGGTAGATGGTAGAGACCATTTAGGTAGGTACAAAGAATTTAATGATGGTGGCGAAAATATTTCATCGGTTGATGAAGTTACTTTGAATGACATATCAGATGAAATACCGTTTTGACATGAAGGAGTTACGAGATTATCAAAATGAATTATCATTAAAAGGAGCTTCCATTTTAAATAATTTAAAAATACTTTATTTAATGATGGAGGTGCGAAGTGGTAAAACGGCAACGGCTTTAAATATATGTAAATTAAATAATTTTAAAGAAGTTGCATTTATAACAAAAAAGAAAGCTATTCAATCAATTGAAAACGATTACAAAGATTTTGGATTTAACAACTATTTCAATTTAACGGTTATAAATGACGAATCTTTACATAAATTAGTTGGAAATTTCGATGCTGTCATACACGATGAGCATCACCGTTTTGGAGCTTTTCCTAAACCTAATATGTCGGCAAAGTTATTCAAAAAGATGTTTGGTAAGTTGCCTCAAATTTATTTAAGCGGAACTCCTTTCCCCGAAAGTTATTCTCAGGTTTATCACCAATTTTGGACGAGTGAAAACACACCTTTTAAACATTACACAACATTTTATAAATGGTCTTATGACTTTGTTAATGTAAAAGATAAGCATTTAGGCTTTGCAGTTGTTAAGGATTACTCGGAGGCTAATTATAACAAAATTAAACCAATTATAGACCCTTATTGTATAACCTTTACACAAAAGCAAGCAGGATTTGAAACCTCAGTAATTGAAAAGGTACTTTATTGTGATATGAATCCATCAACAAACATATTAATAAAATCTTTAATTAAAAACAAGGTAATCGAGGGAAAAGAAGAAGTCATTTTAGCGGATACGGGCGTAAAATTACAGAACAAAATACATCAATTATCCAGCGGAACGGTTATCTTTGAAAGTGGAAATTCAAAAGTTTTAGACTACTCAAAAGCTGAATTTATAAAAGAACAATTCAAAGATAAAAAGATAGCAATATTTTATAAATTCAAAGAAGAATATAATGCTTTAAAATGTATATTTGGCGAATCACTTACAAACAATCTTGAGGATTTTAACAATACGAGTAAATCAATAGCCTTGCAAATAGTTTCAGGACGTGAGGGCATATCGTTAAAAAATGCCGAATTCCTGGTTTATTATAATATCGACTTTTCGGCAGTTAGTTACTTTCAAAGTAGAGACAGACTAACGACAATGGAACGGAAAACAAACTACATTTTTTGGATATTCTCAAAAGGTGGCATAGAAGAAAAAATATATAAATCAGTTATGAATAAAAAGGATTATACATTAAACGTTTTTAAAAAGGATTTCAATGTCAAAATATAAACAAAAAATAAGGAAAGAATATGAAGCAACAGGACACCTCGTTATTGGACTTATTCGATGCAACTCAAACGGATTCGCTGACCTCATCGCCATTAAAGACGGAAAAGCAACGCTCATTGAATGTAAAGAAAAAAAAGATAGAATTACCTGGCTACAATTATTTAGAGGAAGACAAGTCAAAAAATATGGAGCAGATTTTGTCATCAAACAAGATGGAAATCCCGACAGGAGTGTTTAACGGCTCACTTCCAGAAAATATAATAATAAATAACGAGAAATGGATATGTACCGCCACAGGAACAGTTAATGAACTTACATACGATAGGATTAAAAACACAATAACAAACGAAGTGAAAACAGTTGAAAGAAAAAAATTGTTAAATTTTTTGAATAATCAGTTGCTAATTAAAAAATAATAATTATATTTGAGCATTATTAACAATTAAAAAAAAAAGTTATGAGTAGAAAATCAGAATTTCAGTCTAATTATGAAAAACCAGCATCAAAGTATTTAGACTGGTCAAGCGACGACAAATGTTTCAAGTATTGGGATGGTCAAGCAAAACAAAGTATTGAATTGCCTATTAAATTTTTAGTATTAAAAGAAGCACACACCGTAAAAGGATGGCATGACAAATCAAAGTCTGGAATTTGGTCAAATGAGATTAAGAATATAGGTTCGGATATTTTAGAGGTTAAAGCTTTTAAAGGTGGTATTCTTGCAAAAGGTGTTTATAAAGAAATTAAAGAAATAATTAACAACGTAGGTGGACACTATTCAAAATCTATTTATGTTATGCTTCAAAACGGTGAAACTGTGAATATTCAACTTAAAGGTTCTGCAGTACAATCATGGGGCGATACTTTTCAAAAGTCAAGAGCGAGGATGTCTGACGAGTGGATAACTTGTTTTGGTAGCGAAGAACTACAAAAAGGAAAGGTTAAGTATTCAATACCTTTATTCAAATTTGAGGGCAGTTTAAACGCACAAGAGAACGATTTGGCAGATAAGTGTTATAACAACCTTGTGAGTGCATTAGAATCAAAAATAAGCGATAATAATGAAGAAATAGAAGATAATATCGAAGAGTTGTTAAATGATAATATTGATTTTTGATGGGAGCAAGTAGTAGAACATTTCTAAATTGTCGAATGGAGCAGGAGTATTATAACTCCCTCTCCATTGATATAAGAGATAACATAGAAATAAGATATGCAGAAGTTGATGGCATAGATTACTCAAAAGACGAACTTTGGCAATCACTTAAAAAAGAATCAAACAAAGCGTATTTAAACCTTAAAAATAGAGAATACGATATTAGACACAATTTTAAAAAATAAATATATGAATATCAAACAATCACTTACAGAGTACGTAGTTAAAGAAATTATGAACTATTTTGAAAGAACTGGTAAACTTGAAACACAACTAGCTAAAGAATGTGGAATACAACCAAATCACTTGAAAATGTTTATGTTGGGTATAACATCAATAAAGCTCGTTACAGCAGATAAAATACTAAACGTAATACATAAAGAAACACAGTCTATTTAATTAGATTAAAAAAAAGCAAAAAGATAGTTTTTAAATTATCTTTTTGCTAACTTTGCTTTTATGAAAATATTTTTAGGATTAATATATATTATATTGGTTTCATTTATCTATTATATAGATAGGGTAATAGTAGCTTTTTTATTTTGGCTAAAAACATACAACCTAAAAACATGGCTAAAAAATAGAAATAATATAGTATACTCAATTATTAGAATATTTTTTATAACATTATTATTTTTACTAATTAAATACTTAATATAATGCCAGCAGGAAGACCCTTAGAAGATTTAAGTTCTTTGCCAGAAAATTGGTATGAAAAAATATTAGATTTATACGAAGAGGGAGGCTCAGACGTTGAAGTTAAAGCAATGATTTATAAATGGAGGGGCGCATTTTCTAACTCTTTATGGAATAGATGGCTTGAAGAATATGAAGAATTTTCGCAAACCGTTAAAGGCGGAAAGCTACTTTCAGAGGCTTGGTGGAATAGTAAAGGGCGCAAAAATCTTGAAAATAAAGAGTTTTCATTTAATGGTTGGTATATGCAAATGAAGAACCGTTTTGGATGGACAGACCGCACCGACCACACCACAGATAGTAAACCTTTGAGTAATACGATTAAAGTTGAAATAATACAACCTATTGATGACGATGAATAATGAAAGCTACTATCGTATTTTCTAAAAATTGGAATGCTATAAATGAGCGCAATGAAGATGGTAGCAATAAATATAGATACATAATAAATAAAGGTTCATCAAGGTCATCAAAAACCATATCGTTAACACAATTATACGACCTTTACGCAAGGAATAACAACGGAAAACGGTGTACTGTTTGGAGAGATACGAAAACAGATTGTAAGAAAACTGTATTGAATGACTTTCTAAAAATGTTAAAACGTGAAAACCTTTATAGGGTAAATCAAGACTTTAATAAAACTGAATCGATATTCTTATATTCAACTGATTCAACAGTTGAAATACATGGTACGGACGATGAGGAGACAGTACATGGATTGACTCAAGATATGGCATGGTTAAATGAGCCATATAAAATAAGTAAAGAAACATTTAACCAAATAGACCAGCGGACATCAGATTTTATTTTTATAGATTACAACCCAAAAAAAGGACATTGGATTGAGGATTTAATAAAAGACCCCCGTTCAATTGTAATACAGTCAACATTTAGAGACAACCCGTTTTGTCCTATTGAACAGAAAACTAAAATACTTTCATACCAGCCCATATCTTATTCAGATGTAGTTTTAAGCGGTCTAATTTCAGCAGAAGAAGCAAAGACTTATGATTTATTGATTAATAGATTATCATTCACTACAAAGCAATTAAAAGAGTTGTTAAGATGCAGAGAAAATCACGATAAGAATAGCGCAAGTAATTTCAATTGGCAGGTGTACGGGCTTGGAGTTAAATCAGAGCGTCCGAATAGAATACTACATTTCAAGGAAATTAGTTTAGAAAACTATTTAAAACTAGATTACGATATAATCGTAGGAGTTGACTGGGGAGCGGTAGACCCATTTGGAATAGTTGAAGCGAAATATAACGACGGCAATTTATATTTAAGAGAATTAAATTATCATAGTGAGAATAAAATACGTGAAAAAATAAGCGCAACGGAGCGGATTCAAATAAATGCGGATTCAAGTGATGAGGTTGCAATTGAGGGAGGTATCGTAACCTGGTTATTTAAAAAATTAGGCATAAGCAAAAAAGTACCCATAATTTGTGATACGAATAGACCTTTAAAAATAGCTTCATTAAGGCGTGCTGGATATAACGCTTTGCAGGCTAACAAGCCAAAGGATAGTATCGTAGATGGAATTGATTTGTTAAGCAATTTAAACGTATATTATACAAGTGATTCAGAAAATTTAAAAATCGAACAGGAAAACTATTCAAGAAAAGTAGATAGGTACGGTATTATAATGGAAGAACCTGAGGATAATAATAACCATTTAATAGACCCTACAAGATATATCGCTTTGTACTTAAAAATAATAGGAAAAATTAAAATAGTTTAGCTTATTTAGAATCATTATAAATTACATTTATTTTTATTTTTTATTTGTTTTTAATTAAATAATATTCTTATATTTGTATCACATAACAATTAAAAAAATAGAAATTATGAGAACTATCAAAGAAATAAAAGGATTTAAAATTGAGTTTAACGGTGGGAAAACTTATTTTGTAACAGATGAACACGGAGAAGTTTTGGCAATAACAGGAACTTTAAGAACAGCAACAAACAAATTAAATAAAATATTAACTCAAAGCGGTTTAAACTAACCGCTTTAAAGCCATCAATTCAAAAGGAATTGATTAAACGATAAACTTAAATTGAAACACGAAACAAAATGTTACATATATTCGAATGCACAAAAGAGGAACTATTAACCTTTGAAATTTTAAAGAATTACAAGGGTCATAGTGTAAGAATAAAACCAATTCTGGATAAGCCACAAAATAAATTATACAATTTTGGTAACTGTAAAATGTTAATTAATAATGACATTGATATAACAAGAGAGCTTCATGTTCTATTTCAAATGTTTAACGGTTTTGAAGTAGATTTGGGTATAATAACGCAAGAAATGGTAGAGGATAAAGAACATTTTGAATATTTTATTAATGAAAGATTAAAATATATCGGGGCGTTTTTAAATGGCATATAACGGTTTCGTTTTTTGCGCTAACATACGCTATACGAAGGCAAGGGTTAAGATGCACTCCCTTTCAGCCTTGCACAAATGATAAATAGATGTACACCGCTTGGATTAGCAGTAAGGCCCCTGCTTTTGTATAGCGTATGTTATAGGGCGTTTATTTTAAGATTATGCCAGATATTACAATGTGCACAAATGAAGAATGTCCGCTTTCATATAGTTGTTGGCGGTTTAATTGTCCACCAAGTCAATACCAACAAAGCTATGCGAAGTTTGAACCGCAAATCGATAAAGTGTTGGATGAAGTGGAATGTAAAATGTATTTAGAAACCCAAAATAGTGAAAAGTCGGACGTTGTGAGGTTGTTCGGTTAAATGCCCTATAACGGTTTGGGGCTTTGCGAAGGCAGGGCTTCAAGGCACAAAAGTTCAAATTTAGCACAATGTTTAATAGTAGTACAAATGTTCAATAAACCACTAATGCCCTGCTTTTGCGAAACCCTTGTTATGGGCAGTACGGTATTTAACACGAGATTTTTAAAATGGAAGTAAATAAAATATATCATAGTGATTGGATGAATAATAATCTTGCTGACAAATCGGTGCAGTTGATTATTGCAGACCCACCGTACTACAAAGTAAAAGGAGATTTTGACTTTGTTTGGAAAACCTTTGATGATTACCTGCAAGATGTAGAAAAATGGGCGATAGAATGTAAAAGAGTTTTAGCTGATAATGGAACGCTTTATTGGTATGGAGATGCTAAAAATATTGCCTACGCTCAAATAATATTTGATAAGCATTTTAATTTATTGAATAGTTTGGTATGGGAAAACACAAACGACCATAAGCAACAAATACGCTTTAATACTGATTTGCGAACCTTTGCACCACTTACTGAAAGATTGCTGATGTATAGCAATGATTTTGATATTGATTTTACGGTAGAGATAAGAAGTAATAAAAATAATTTTTTGCCAATTAAGGAATATATGAGAGAAGAAAGAAAAAAATGTGGATTAAGTGCATCAAAATTAAAAGAGAAAACAGGGCTTCCTTGTAATTTAAAGTTAATAGGTATGTATTTTGGTGATGTACAATGGCAACTACCTACAAAAGAAAATTATGAAATGCTACAAAAGACAGGATATTGGCAAAAACCTTTTGAAGTACTAAGAGAAGAATTTGAAGTACTAAGAGAAGAATTTGAAGTACTAAGAGAAGAATTTGAAGTGCTACGCAGACCGTTTAACAATGAACGTTTTTATGGTGATGTGATTAGAATCCCAAACTATGAAACAGGAAACCACGAACACGACACGCCAAAACCTGAAAAACTAACAAGGGAAATAATACTAATAAGTAGCAGACCAAACGACCTTATTTTAGTTCCTTTTGCTGGAAGTGGAACAGAGTGTGCAATGGCTATAAAAGAAAATAGAAACTTTATAGGATTTGAAATAAACGAAAAATACGTAAATTATGGCAATAAACGAACCGACAATATTAAGGCACAACCGTCATTGTTTGCAGTGTCGTAGTATTGCTTATAACTGTTTAGCGGTTGGCGCAGTGCGTATTATTAACGAAAAACTTAAATAGAGACGATATGACAAAAGCAGAAGAAATTTACCACCGTTTTATTCAATACGAATGGAACGAAATAGGAGAAGGGATGAAGAAAAGTATCTTAGATGCGATGAACGAAGCATTGCGCCAACCGCCTGTTAGCGGTTCGTTGGGCTTTGATGAAGGTTATGAAAAGGGATGGACTGATGCCACATCTCAAGCCATTAATGAAATACAAAAGAACTATAAGCCCAATGACCACTAACGTTTTTGGGCTTTGTGTCAGTTTGCCCTTGCACAAATGCTCAAATTATAGACAAATGTTAATAGGGCAAATTGCACAAAACCCGTGTTAGTAGCTGGCGGGATTTTCAGCACTAAAGCTCAATCGAAGCACTAAAGAAAAAAGTATTAAAAATGTGTGATGGCAAATATGGTTTTGAAAAAACCAAACATAACTTCCCTTACAAATGGACTTTGAAGGATGCGGTATTTACAAAAGACAAGGGCAAAGTATTTAGTTGTTTTGCTTGTGGTGGCGGTTCAACAATGGGCTATAAATTAGCAGGATTTGACGTATTAGGATGCAATGAAATTGACCCTAAAATGATTGAAGCATACAAAGCTAACCATAATCCAAAATATGCTTATTTAGAGCCAATACAGACCTTTAAATTAAGGACTGATTTGCCTGATGAACTTTACAATTTAGAGATTTTGGATGGTTCACCGCCTTGCAGTAGCTTTTCAATGGCTGGAAATAGAGAAAAAGACTGGGGCAAAGAAAAGAAATTTAGAGAAGGACAAGCAGAACAAATACTTGATAACCTTTTCTTTGATTTTAGAGACCTTGCAAAAAAGTTACAACCAAAAGTAGTAATAGCTGAAAATGTGAAAGGATTGCTTTTAGGAAATGCAAAGCAATATGTAAGGCAGATTTATAGGGAATTTGATTTGGCTGGTTATTACTGCCAACATTGGCTACTGGATGCAAGTAAAATGGGTGTGCCACAAAAAAGAGAAAGGGTTTTCTTTATAGCAATGAGAAAAGATTTAGCTGAACCATTTTTGTATAATGCTGATATGTTTACAATAGTGCCAAAGTTGGAATTGCAATTTAAAGAAGCTGAAATATTATTTAAAGATTTGCTATTTGAAGATGAAGGGAAAATTTGCGAGTGGGAAGGTAAATGGATGTGGGAAAAAATTTCATTCGGTTCTTATTCACAGGTGCATCCAAAGCAACAATATTTTGGAGCTATAAAAGTAAATCCTGATGATGTTTGCCCAACTGTTGTAAGTAATACTGGAAGTGAATTATTTGATTACAGAGAAAATAGGCATTTAAGTAAAGAACAATTATCACAGGTTGGAACATATCCATTAGATTATAATTATGTAAATGTTCCTTTTAAGTATTTAATAGGAATGTCAGTTCCACCTGTAATGACTGCACAAATAGCAAAACAAGTATATGAACAATAGTTATCAAAAATTTAATGGCTGCGGAGCAGACAAAGAGGGAGGGAAAATTTTTAATACTTTTTTCTATCCTGAACTTCAATCGAAGCACGTCCGCCCGCTTGCTACTAACTAATTGCTAAAAGAACATTTAATACACTTGAATCATGCGCATTTCCTTGAATTTCTCTTGCAAATATTGTTTGGATTTTGATATGAATTATGTGTTTATTGAAAAATATAATTTTTTAGTAAATTTAAAAACTGGAAGGATTTTAAAGCAAATAACAAAAGGGGGGTCGATAGGATATATAATTAATTCAAAATTTTATTCGCTCACTAAATTAAGGCAATCTTTAGCGAGAATTAAGAAAACATATTGCCCATTTTAAAAACAATTAAAACAATTAAAAAATGACGACAAGAGAATTTGCAAATAAAATAAACGTGCCACTTTGGAAAATAAACAAAGTAAATCTATTACTCATAAATGGATACACTATTGACTATATTCAAAAAACTTTGAATCTAAAAAATGCAATGGTTAATAAAATAGTTGCACATTTTATCTATAAAAAAAGAAGAAATGCAATAGACTTTAAAGAAGCATACTGGGAAAATGAAGATGAAATGATGATCCAAGAATATAAAGTAGAAGATTTACAAGGCGATGAGTTAGCTTATTTAGAATCATTATAAATTACATTTATTTTTAATTTTTATTTATATTTTAATTAAATAATATTTGTATATTTGTTGAAACAATTAAAAAAAGGAACAATGAACAATTATGAACTTTATTTAAAAGCAAAAGAAGTAAAAAAAGAAAAAGCATTAAATTCTTTATTAAAAGAATTTCAGCAAAAAACTGGATGTGAAAATTTGTCTATAAAATCTTCTGATTTTATTATATGCTTAGAGGATTTTAAAAATAAGCAGATTTCATTAAAGGTTAATCTAAACGAGGGCGAATTTTTTATTGATTATGAAATTGATTTAGATATAATTCATCATAAAGAAGTATATTATAATGATGAAATATATTATAATGATTTAGAAGTTAAGTGTATTGGTTTTGAGTCAAAAAATGTAGATTATATTGAAATATCTGAACCTTTGGAATCACAAGAAAAATTCAATGAAATTGTATCCGATTATTTTTGTGAAATATCTTTATGGCAAGAAGAAATAAGAGAAGATTTTGAAAAATACGGTTATTAAAAACATTTAAAAATGGAAAAATTTATAAAAGTATACGAAGCTCCAAAGAGTAAGGCGCAATTGAAAAAAGATATATTAAACGGTTATATAATAGTTTATGTTAAAAACGTAAATTTCGAAATGTTTTATACTAAATTAAAATCAAAAGATTTAACTAATTTTATAAAAAATTTAAGTGAATTAATTTATCTGCCAGCATACCAAGAAAATTCAAATGATTTAACGGCATATTTTGGAGAGTCTTATTTCTATAAATTTGTTAAAAATTAAAGGATATTAAATAGTTTATAAATTCAAACATTTATATTATGATAAAAAAAATAACAACAACCCTCATTTTTTTGATTTCAATTTTTATAGTTACATTTTTTTTAATTTACATATCTTTAAAAATTGAATCATTGCCAATTAAAACCCAGGCTATTTTGATTATTGTACTTGCATTATGTACTGTCTTTTTTTGTATTATAATGTTTGTAGATAAGGTTTCTTCGATTGAAGAAAATGATTTTATTACTTCAAAAAAGTTGAATGAAAAAAACAAAAAAAAATAAATTTAAAATTCTTGAATTATACAAAGTGAAACATAATCTGATTCACGACAATATTCAAGAATTTTCAAATATTTTGGCACGTCGTTAACAACTAAGCACCCCTCACTCCAACCTTCAATAAAAGTCTTTATTACAGTTGTTTTCATATCGTAAGTATTTACATGAAAGTTAGTCGAAATAATATCTGTAAACACCTTGCTAGTTGGGTTCGTTTTACTATCATTTGAATAATCTCTACTATATGGAATGCCTTTAACTTGTCTTAAACAAGGCATCCTATCTTTATGGTGGCGAACCTTAACGCCATCGCTTGCCTTATAACAATCGTAAGTCCATTGATTAGAACATAGTACCGCAGTTCCTTTTTTGCCTTTGTTTGTAGTTCCTGAGGTTACCATGATAAAACTTTCGCCTTTAAATAGGTAAAATTTATCGTCAAAAGTCATGTCGTCCTCATTTGAACGAATGGCTAAAATCCAATGTCCTTTTGGAAAATTTTTAAAGCCGTTAATTTCTTTTGCTTTTTTTAAAAGCTCATCAGTTGTATAATTACGAACGTTTGTCATATTTATTTTTTTAAAGGTATATTATTAAAAGCCTTTATTATTATAAAGGAATATCTAAATACATAAGCTAAAATAAAACCAATTAAAAGCCATAACCACCATTTATTTTTTGAGCGTTCATTTTTTTGAACTTGTTTTATTTGTTTTCGTTCACTTTTATTGTTTTGCCTAATATAAACCCTTTTTGTTTTTCCTTGTTCTTTTATTGTTTTATATTCAAAACGTGTTTGCCAACGTGTCTTGTAACTTATGCTATCTTTTACCACTATTTCACGTCTTAACGTGTACAAAGTGTCTCCATCCAATACAAGCGTATCAATTACAAGCAAAGTGTCTTTAATGCAGTTTATTTGACCTCCTTTTTTTAGGAATTTAGTATAATGCTTCTGCGCCGAACACCCTACTAATAAATAAAACGTAATAACAAATAAATACGCTATAAAAATTCTCATATTTTGCACTCAAGTTCTTCAATTCGTCTTTTCAACTCAGCCAACTCAGATTCGCAATTCCCTCTGTGTGTACGCTCCTCAGTTAGCATTTTTTCTAATGTAGTTAAAAGTTTGCCAGACGTCTCAACAATCTGGTCCGCTCCCTTTGTCAAAGTGTCTTGTTCAGATAATTTAATATTTTGCTTTCCACCCAAAACCCAGGCAACGGTCGAAGTAACAACACCTACAACACCGACCACGATTTCGCTTGTATATTCATTTGTCATATTTCAATTATTTCAAAGTCAGTTAACAAAAGCTCAGGATTTGAAACTGTTAAAATATTAAACATTTCATTTTTTAAACTAGAAATAAAGAAATTTATTAAATTAACAACCGCATTTTCGTTTTCATTAAATATAAAAGAACTATTTATTTCATCTTCATTAAAAACAATAACGCCATGTCTTATTGGCGTTTTATTACTATTCTCATCTAAATACGATACGAGTATATTAGCTTGCATCTGATTGCATTCAGCATTGAAAAATTGACCTCCAAGCTCTCCTTGAATTATAGTAGTCATTTGACCGCATAACGGTAAATTAAAAGTTACGTTTTTTGTTGTTCTTATTACTTTCATTTTTATATTATATTATATTACGATTCTTAATTCCCCCGTTGCTGTTTTATAAACGTCATTAACTAAAAGTCCTCCAGTAATTGCATCTGCATTGTTTGCGAATGTTAATAAATTTGGCAAGGTTAATTTACCTTTTAAAATAGTTTGTATTATTAAATCATCACCAATTGTTACGGTATTATCTCCGTTCCCTATTGCGTTTGACCCTATTACAATTTCGTTTGAAGAGTTGTTTAATTTAGCTTTTGAAAGTGCGCCTATAAAAATACTATTATTTGCTACTGATAAATTATTGTTACCCGTATAATAACGTCCTGATTGATAACCTATGCCAATGCTTCCATTTCCATTCAAAGATTGAAGAGCTGACACACCAATCGAAGTATTACCGTATCCTGTTGAATTTCCAAATAATGAATATGAGCCAAGTGCAACGTTTGAATGACCGCTTAAATTAGCATCCATTGAAGAACGTCCCATCGCCAAATTGTCGTACCCATTAATATTGTTAATTAATGTAGTGAAACCAATACCTATATTATCAAGTCCAGTTGTATTGTTAAACAAAGCAAGGTATCCAAAGGCTGTGTTTCTCATTCCAGTTGTATTGTAAAATAGCGCATTATGTCCAAAGGCTATGTTTGAAGCACCCGTCGTATTATTTATTAAGGCATTATAACCAAAGGCTGTGTTCGAATATCCTATTGTATTATTTATTAAGGCATTTAATCCAAAGGCTGTGTTTGAAATTAAGTTGCCACCGCCCGAATTGAAAACCGACCCGTCTCCTTGAATTTTCAAATATGCTCTAGTTCCATCAGTTGAATAAACTCCAAAGCTATTCATTGGAGTACCGCCATCTAACTTTAATTTTCTTGTATTATCTGAAATTAATAGGTCTTGAGTTCCTATATTCTCAAAAGGTATATTATTTATAACGTTATCCCAAAGTACCTTTGTAGATACAAAACTGAGGTCGTGTTGCTGTTGGTCTATATCTATATAATCTTCTTTTTTGATTATTACGGCTGAGTTTGCGTATTGATTTATTTGCATATAAATTTAATTAAAAAATGTTCTTTTATTCTTATTCCTATCTGTTAAAACAGCCGACAGTTTGCCATATCTTGACAGCTCGTAATAATCTATTTTATCACTTTCTTCAATAGTAACTGGTAAGTCAAAATAATTATAGCTATTGTTGTGAGGGTTGTGGTCGCTTGCAAAAAGTTGATTTTCTGAAAGCAAATAAAGGTCTGTAATTTCTTTTAAAAAATATTCTTTTAAAGGGTCTGTTTTTAACTCATACGTATTCAAATTTTCACGTACTACTGATTTCATTTGTCTATTGTTGTAAATCAAATTATCAGTCTGTTTGTTTGGATTTTTGAAACCGAACATTCCTTTGAATCTTATAGTACCATTAACCGCCGAATCTGTAAAATCTATACCCTCAATTTCTTGAAACGAATTAAAAACAGCTCTAAGCCTTGCTGTTCCTTTTGCCGTTTCATTTGAATATACTTTTAATTCGTATTCACCCCATGTATAATTGAACTCTATACCCGCAATTGATGAGGTTATTTGTATTGAATAATGTCCTATGCCATCACTTGCCAAAACATCCTTCCAATGTATTTCACTATAATAGGCATTTTCATCCTTTACAAAGTTCAATATTTCAGCTGTATAATTAACCGCTTCGCCACATTTCAAAAGCGTAACCTCAAAAACATCCGAAGGACTAGATAACTTCTGCCAAACTGGAGTGATGTCATTTTTCCAAGTGTCGTTTGTTGAACTTGCAAGTACCAAAATAGGCTCACAACATCTAAAAAACCCCCTGTCCTCTTCTATGAAGATATTAGGCAATTTTATTGATTTGTAATCCTTTTTTATCCTTTCCTGTACCATGTTTACAAATATAAGCTATTTAACATAATATTATTTTATTGCGCCAAAGTTTTTTGTACATTATTTGGTGAAGTTGTTTTTGGCAAGTCATTTGGTGCGGTTGTTTTGTCAACTGGTGGCAATATAGTTTTCTTTTTATCTTTGATTTTTGCAGTAAAAGTTACCCCATTATTCAAGTCAATTAAATTTGAATCGAATAAACATTCAACAACCGCCGTCTCAGGGTTTGGAAAACTTAAAGTTGCAACCGTTCCACTAATAGGTATTAATGGGTTTGAAGTATTATTATCATAATCAATTTCAGTTGATATAATCCAAGGGGGTGCGTTTTCAGTTGGGTAGCATCTTATTTGTCCCCATGTTTCTGTTTGATTCCATTGACCTATGACTAATTCGTGAGTAGCCACAACCTTTAAAATTTCGCCTTGCGGTATTATAGTAGTTACAGTATTATTAACCATTCTTACAAGCTCTATTTCGCTAGTTATTTCATTTGCATTGTTATACTCAAAAATGTCTATTTCTTTGCTATAAACGTAACTTAATCCATCCCTAATTAATTCTATTTCAAGTCTTACAATCCAATCCCCCAAGTCGCTAAACTGTTGCCAGTTCTTGTTATTATTTGGATAAAAATCTACATTTGCGTTCAATTGTTCTAACCAATATTCCCAACGCAATACAATAGGATAGTAAATTGAAACTCCGTAATGAGTTAAATTGTCAATTGCATCAAATCGATTAAAATTAGCATCCCTTTTAACAGATGTATTCGGCAAAAGTGGATTTACTGTTAACGTTTGATTCGCTAAATATATACCTGCATTTGATAAAGGTATTGACGCGAAATTGAATGAATGTTGCTGTAAAGTAAAGTCATCCTGAGTAGTAGTATTAAACGCTTCAACTCTACAAGTTAACGTTTCATAAATAGCATTTTTTTCAAGTAAAAAAGTACCGAAAAACGCCAAATCGTCCTCAGTGTCAAATAAATTTGTAAGCTCAAAACTATTCACTGAATTGTCAGATACATTTTGCGAATGGTCTAAAAATTCAACTGTTTCATCAAAAATTAAAGGACCGCCAACGGGTGGCGCTTTTGTTAACTGGTCTGAAAAAACTAAATGATTTATATTTCCACATTTTAGCCATAAATAAAACGTTCTATCTCCATCCTCTCTGCTGTTTATAAAAGCATTAAAAGCGTTGTTTGGTGTAAAGGTTACATTTATAGTATGCAAAGAACCTAATGAAGTTATGCTATTAATAGTCAAAGAATAGCCAGCACCCAAGTTGTTTGAAAACGAGTTATGTAAAGGAATACCAATTGATTTAGTGTAGTTAATCATTGATATTTCTCTTTGAGAGTATGTTTTATTTTTATAGTATAATGAATCTTGAGATAAATACAACCCACCAATGCCCATTTGAAATAAAGAACCGTTAACTATAATATCAAAAGTAGTAGGTATTGAATAATCAATGTCTGAAACCCCTTGTACAAGCGTAGAATCAACAACGCTCGTATTATGAGGCTGGTTGTACCAACCCGTATTCGCATCGTCGCTAATAGTGTTAATCGTTTGAGCAAATGGCTCACCGTTTATTGTTGACCATGCTGACTTTAATCGCATTTTTAAACAACCGCTCGATTCAAACCATTCGCTATCATAATATCCTGTACTTATAAAAGAAACGCTTAAAAGAAACCTATAAGCATTGCCAACGTTTGCCAATCTTTGTAATTGCGCACCATTAAACGCCTGCCCCGATTGATTTACTAAAATAGTTGCACTTGTATTGGCAAAAACTGGTAATATATCTATATTATCAAAAGTGAATCTAGTCGCCTCACCATCGATTAAAGAAAAATCATTGCCCTGAACACCGTTTTTCACTAAATTAAAATAAAAGTCTACCGATTGCCTATTATGACTAATGCACTCTATATGCATATATTCCTGATTAGTGTTAACCGCCCAAGCATTGAAAAGCGTTCCGCTATGTTTTAAAACTTGGTCGGAAACAAAAGTAATGGTAACAACATCAGGAACGCCACCCATAGGAACGCCAAATTGCGTAAACCTAGTAACCTCAATAGTATCACCAACCCTAAAACCCTCAGATAGCCATGAACCACTTGAAAGTGTCATTTCTTGTAATGAATAATCATAAAATATTGGTGAGGCTAATGAAGAAATAAAAATATTTGATTCAATTTCAATATCTGCAGTAACTAAGTCACCAGCATTAAACTTCAAAAATGGCGTTGTATTACCAAAATTATCGGTATAGTCTTTACTTATTATTCTTATTGGCATACTTGCTGTTTATTTTAATTAATTCATCCATATCGTTATTATTAACCGCCTTAATAATATTATTCAAATCTAGTGAAGCATCTTTAAAGTTTGGTAAAAATTCACTAGGTATATTGTTTAACGTCTTATTAATAATTGATTGCGTTTTGTTTATTATTTCTTGTAATTCTTTTAAATCATTCATTTTTTAACTATTAATCGTTATTGTTTGAACTTTACCAAAAGCATAATTATAAGGCTCTTTGTATGAAATGGTAGCGTTTGCATTTCCGTTTGAATTTGAAGTGTCAACATCCACAAACTCCACTTTTAAAACTTCGCAAATTGTACCATTAATATCAGCGTAATTATTTTCGAGTAAATTTAAGAAATTTTCGGTATTAATTAAACACCTCTTATTCTCGTATATCTTTGCGTTTCTTATTTGTATTTGATTTAAGTAGTGATACTTATCCCATAGCGTTGACGCTCGAATAAATGATAAATAGTTTTGAGGTTGCCTCCCTCCAATAGTGTAAAGTAATTTTGTAGTCGAAAAATATTGTTGTGAAATCATTAACACGCCCTTTCTAGCTTCAATCTTAGAAACCAGCGTAGAGTTACCACCAAAAGCCGAAACAACATCATCAATAACTTGAAACACATCTTTTGCACGCTCTTCTAGCCAGTTTAATTGGTCTTTTCGCTTTCCAAGTGCAAAAGGTATATTTACCTGTTTTAAACCCTTTACAAAAGCTAAATCTGCATTTGAAACATTCATACATTCAGTTGAATATTCAGCATCGTTTCCCTCGAATTGGTCATAAGTATGCAAGTCAGATATATCAGGTTGGTACGTAATATAATACCGCTTCCAAGCCTCCTCGGTATTTACAGTGTATTCATCATCTCGATTCGCTTGTATGTTTAAAGCTGTTAAAACGCTTAAACTAGATTGCTCCTGCCAATATTCCTCAAGTTCTAAATATACCGTATTATTTACTATTTTTAAAGTTGCATTAAAATAGTCCAACATCGAATCGAATAAACTTCCAACCGTTGAAGTTGTATCCTGAGCCGTTGGGTAACCTTTATTAAAAGATAAGTTAAGGTCGTTTTGCATGAAATTAAAGAAACTTTTGCTTTGTTTTTTCAAAGGTTTAGGAAGTAAAGTCAACCCCGAAACGCTATCTAATAATGAGGACGAAAACCCATAGCCGAAATATGCACATGATTTTTTTAATAGCTCCTTTATTTTAACACCGAGTAGTTGTCTTATTTTAGGAAAAATAAGCTCAAACAGTTGCTCACCAAGTTTAATTATTGCCATAACCATTAAAGCAATAAACGCTAATTGTGCTACCACTTGAAGAACTAAAGACAATATGCCACCTAAGTCAAAAGATACGAATCCAATATTGGGCGAAACTGCATCGACTAAATTTGTTATAGTCGTTACTAATGTTTTTATTTGCTCTATTAACTCCCTTGTCATTACATATAAAGAAACTGCCAAGGTCAAAGCTAATTCAGCCAAATTGTCTTTGACTATTATATAATCTACATTAAAGGAATCAAATTGAACACCGTTTTTTGCTAATAATTCAAAACTTGTACCGTTTATTTTATCTAAAAAATTATCGTTTCCTTTTCGTTTTTTAACCTGTATTTCGACTTCAAAATCTCTAAAAATAGGCTTTTCTTGTAAATCAATATAAAGGTCTATTGATATGCCAGTTGATGAATAAACGGTGTATGGTATAGCCTCAAAAAAACCCTTTTCAGAAATATGTTCTTTAACCTTACTATAAGCCTCCCTAGTCAAAATAATACTAGTAGTATTTAGCTCCAATTCATCAGGGCGTTTAGTGAAATTTGAAACCAACCCAATTTCGCCAATATTTCTAGGCGAAACCTCAAAACCATCTATAAAATGTTTCATCCTATTTTAAATCTATTATAAATTAAATTATTCCCTTTCTTTGTAGTCTTGTTCAAAGTCATTATTCCATTGACAACACTTTCTACATTGTAATTCGTTTCAGGCTTATCTTCAATAGCTTTTTTAACAGCTTTCATTTCAGATTTCAAACCATTCAACTCGTTTATTATAGCTAAATCTTTCCATCCAGTATTTGTGAAATCTCCCATTTTTTCGCTTAGCTCCGACTTTTGAATCATTGCCACAACCTCAGCATTTGACTTGTTTCCAATAGCCTTGTTTTGCTCCTTTGTCAATACCCTTTCTTCATCGTGCAAAATTGCCAACCTACCACCGTTCGAATCAAGTGGGTTCGATACCTTGCCAGTGTTCTCCGTACCCTCCAAAAATGCGGGTATCGAAGCCAATAACGCCTCTAGTGTAGCCTTTTCGGTTAATGCCTTTGTAAACGCTTCGCCAGCAGGAGCACCACCCTCTAAATGGTTGTTATAAGACGTTAAAAATGAAGCCATGATTTGTAGTTGCTGTTTTCGTTTCTCTAGTTTAGCCTTTTCTTCTTCAGCTTGTCTTTTCAGCTCAGCACTTTCAGCAAGTGATTGACTAGCTTGTATGTTTCCATTGTTTGCCAATTCTTGGAGTGTATCGTATTGCTTTTCCTGCGCTTCAATCTCTTTATTAAGCAATTCAATACGTTTGTCTATATTCTTTTGCAAATAGTCTGTTACCGCATCTATATACCCCTTTTTGTCTAGTGCAATTTTCTTTTCTTTGTCTAAATTTTCTTCATTTATTTCGTTACTTTTTTCAGTATATTCGATTTGCTTTTCAATAAGCTCATCATTTACATTATTAACCTCATCAGCATAGTTTTTATCCAATTCTAATAATTTCTTTTTTGAGTTGCCTTTTATTATTAAAATTTCAAGCTCCATATCAGCAATCCGCTGTAAATTATCCATATCTAGTTTTGCCAACTCAGTTTGGTAATTTTGTTCTATTTTTAATTTAGCTTCTGGAGTTAATCCATCTTGTGAAAGTAATTCATCACGATTATTTGTTAACTCATTTTTAGCTAATTCAGCTTCTAATCTATATCGTTCTTTAATTTGTGAAATCTCATAGCTTTCACGTTCTTCAATATGCTTTTTTTGTAGCTCGTTCTTTTTAGCTAATAACTCTTCTAATAAATCAATATCTAGTTGCCCCGTTTCTTCTGCAATTTTTCGTAAATTATTAAACTCGCTATCAATTTCAGATTGGATATTCGTTTCGGCTTCAATTCTATTAATTTCATCCAATTCTTCTAATAACTCAACTTGCTTAGATAAATATTCGTTTTGCTCTTTTAACTCGGTATTTAAAGCCTTTGTTTCTTTTGTAGCTCCTTTTGTTGACTCACTAAAATTATCAGTTTCTTTTGAAGCTCCTTTTGTTTTTGCAATATTTCTATTAAGGTCTATATTTACGTCTTCTAGTTCATTTTTGTACAATTCAATACTTTTGCTAGTTGCATTAATATTTGCGCTCAACTGCCCTATTAAATCACCTGCCGAAATAGTTTGTTCAGCTCCAAATATATTTGTGCTTTTCTTTAATTTTAATTCGTTTTGAATTTCTAAAATACGTTTTTCAGCTTTTAGTTGTTCGTTTGATTTTAGAACCTTAAAAGCATCACCTTTGCTTTCTGCAAATTGTATTTTTGCTAATAATTCAGCTTCTTTTTTTAAAGCTAAATATTTATCTTTTCGCTCCCTTACACTTGCTATGTTGTTTCTTAATTCAATTTTCGCAGTAGCGATAGCTTCATTTTTTAGTCTTAAAATTTCCTTTTCATCTTTCAAGCTACCATCCGTAACCTTTAAGTCTATTTGCTCTAATTTATTAGATAAAACACCTTTTATTGTTTTTATATTTTTTTCAGTGTTTGACAACGCATTTCCAGTTGTTTTTTCAAGTCTTGCCATATCCTCCTCAGCTTGCGCCGCACCGCTTGCAATCCTATATAATTCAGTACCTAACTCAAAAGC